CACCTGATACTTCCCAATAATCATACTGGAATGTTACAGTGTATTCTTCAATGCCTTCAGTTTCCCAAGCAAGATCGATTGTAGAAACTTCTGAAGGGTAAATACCCACGAAGTTGTAAGTTCTAACTACGTTACCTTGTTGATCAAACTGTGTTACTTGAGCATTAGACTTATATAGTGATGGAGCAGAACCACCAGCAGTTCTCAAGTTACCTTGTGCTGAGTTGATTGCATTAGACCACTTTTCTAGATTATTTCTAATCGCGAAGTCTTCGTCATTGATAATAGTTGGTGTCCATTCAGCATATGTTCTATTGCCTGCTAACTTGATTTGACGACCAAAGTATGGAACTTCAATCGTACCTAAAGTTGAGGCAGGAATTTGAGCAGACTTAACCATAAACGGAACCTGAGCATCTGCTGCACCATCAATAGGGTTAGTTATCGTCACCTCAAATAGAGCATTTCTTGCTCCACCTGCTTTAAGTGCACCTGAAAATGAATTTACATTAAATGCCATTTGTTTCTCCTTTATATTCTATTTAGGTTGCACGTCCAACAACTTCAGAAAACTCCACACCAGTACGAACAGCAACAAAATTCAATTGAATAAAGTTAATAGAACGAGCAGGTTTGATATAGATGTCACCAACAAATTCGTTTCTGTCAATAACTTCTCCAGTATTATTAGTTGCATCACATACTACTCTAAAGTCTGTAATACCACGTCTACCTTGTACATCTCTTAAGAATGGTTCAACTAGGTTTCTAAATTGAGCACGAGTAAAGTCATCGTTAAATTCGAATAGAGTGAATTTAGATGCAGTACTAATTGCTTTTTCTAGAACAATAAACAATCTACGAACATTGATTCGATCAAATGCAGAAGGTTTAGACATCATAGTCTTATCACCATATAATACAGTTCCCTGTCCTGGGAATGTAGTTACTGGGTTAACACCTTTCTTATATAATTGATCACGGTCACCTTTAGTTGGATTGTATGCTAAACGAATAACGTTCTTAACATTACCACGATTAAATCCAGCAGGAGAATACCACGGATCTCTTGTTGAGTCAGTTTGAACCATTAGACCTGCTGTATCAGCATTTAATGGAACATAACGGTAAACATCATTATACTTATCGTATTGGTATTTCCAACCTGAATCCATTACTGCGTATGAAGAAGAAGTTAAACTATCTCTAAACGAAATAATATCATCTCTTTCTTTACCCTCATAACCGTTGTTATTAACAACATCAGCACGTTCTGGTGAAAGTACAACTAAACAATCTTTACGAGTCTCAGCAATATTAGTAATTAGATGCTCTGCTAGAGTTGCATCAGCAGATGAACCTAGAATTAATGAAACATCAACATCTTCAGATGATTTGAACTTATCGTAACCAGTAATCTTTTGAGCAGAAGAAGGAGTTGCACCATCTTTACCGTCTGTCATACTAGCAGTTACTGGAAGAGCATTACCACCGAATGTTAAACCAGATGCTTTCTTACCTGAATTTGTAAGGTTAGCATTATGACCACCGAACCAAACATAACCAGAACCTTGATTAATTACATCTTTATAGTAATTACCAGCACCTTGATCAGTCTTAGCATCAGTCGCAACTGAAACGCCTTCATATGCTTCTAGAATTGAACCAGAAGTTCCAGTGATAACACCGTCTTCATCAGCAATAGCAACGTGAACTTCATCAGTAGTAGCACCTTGATCAGTACCAAAAGTAGATGTACCTGGAGCATTGTCAAAGTTATTAAAGAATTCCCAACGACGAGTAATGTCGGTTGTATAATTAGATACTGTATTACCAGTATAATTAGAAGTCAAAGTAACTGTGTTACCTGATAATGTCTTAATTTGACGTTGTTCCTTATCTGGACCAAGTAAAAGAATATCACCAACTACAAAAGCAGTTTCAGTATTTGAAGAACCAGAACCAGCACCTGCTAAAGTTACAGTATCAGAATTTCTAGTAGCATAATAACTTGTAGCAACTGTAGATTCCCATGCTGCTGCAGATTGACATACAGATACCTTTAATGAGTTACCCATCTCGCCAGGATATTTAGCAACCCAGTCGCCATGTCCTGCAATGTTTGAATAAGTTTCATTATAGTATTCTTCATTCTCAACATAAGCACCAGTAGCACCAGTTGTTGCGTTATTGGCACCATTAACTACACGAACCGTATATAATGCGTTACCATATGATAAAAAGTTTGCTGCAGTGAAAAAATCATCAGCAGTATTTGCGTTTGGCTTATTAAAAATGTTTACTAAACGATCCTCAGTATCAACTAACACACGTTGATTTACTGGACCCCAACTAAAATGACCTGCAATTGCACCTTCTGTGGTGCTTACTGCTGGTACAACTGTTGTAAGATCGATTTCGCTTACATTAACACCTGGACTTACTTGGAAAGGCATAATTAGGTTCTCCTATGTTTGCGTTTTAATTTGTTTCTATGCTTTTATTTATAATTTCCCGTTATTTACCATCCCGAGTCGAATCTATCATCTTGTGAATTCATCCAATCATTATGGGTTGGAACTATAATTTCTTCATTTTCTTCAATTCCATCATCGTGAATACCAAATGGAAGTAAATCATTCATTAAATCTTCTTCAGTTCTTTCCCTTAATTTTGATAATGTTTGAATATCTGTAATATCCTTAAAGTATGCTTGGTTACTTAACCACGCAAATAATACAAGACACATAACCAAATCATCATGTGATCCAGGTTCTGCTTCATATGACGCACCTTTTCTTGAGAATCTAGACAATTCGTGGATAGTGTTATGGTCATTAATTATTAACTGGTCTTGCTCAATCAATAATTTTAATATAGAACAACCAACACTCTTAACTGTTTTTGTTGTTCTTATACCCTTATCGATTCCTTTACTGAATCCTGCTGAAATTCTTCTTCCTGCTCTACCAGCAGACTCAGTGAATAATATGTTCTCATATTCAAAGTCGAAATGTAATAATTCGGACACTTGTTCACCAATATCGTTAATCTCAATTAGACAAGTTGCCTCGTTATATAATGTAGCAGTTCTATATATGATTTCAGCATATTCAACTGGAGGAATAAAGTTATCTCTAAATACACATACTTGTTTGTATGGCATTTCTGTAACATCTATAATTTGGAATGCTGAATAGTCTAAACCTTTACCTCTTGATACATCCACTGTACAAGCATAGGATCTACCCTCTTCAGGTTCAGCATACATTGAAATACCATTACCCTCTTTAATAGGTGTTGATGAAACAAGTGCTTTTAATTTACTTCCTTCAATTAGTGTATTAGAACTTCCTAGGAATTGACATTCATACTCTTGAGCAAACTTCTGGACATCAAAGTCCATCGCAGCAAGGGTTTCTTGTTTCCATGCCTCGTCACGTCCAGGAACATCTTGCCATGGAACTTCAACATACTTGTAACCGTTAGTCCCCTCTTTAGCACCATTACAAGTTTTATAGAAATGATTTAATCCATTAGGTGTGGATGTTAATAATATTTTAGTAGTTTTACCAGATGAAATTGTTGGTAAAACTGCAGCAAAAAACTCATCCCAATTTTCAACGAATGCTGTTTCATCAATGTATAGGAATGATACTGACTTACCACGAATAGCACTTGATGAAGTTGCTGCAGCAATAATTTTAGAACCATTCTCAAATTCAACAGAACCTTTGTTCCATTCAATCACACCTTGTTGTAACCATTTAGGTAATGCTTCGTATGCAATTTTAATTCTATCTAAGATTTCCCTAGCACTATCACCCTTATTTGCTAATAGACCTACAAGTTTATGCTCGTTAAATAATATGTAATGTAGAATAACTCCAGCAGCAGTGGTAGTTTTACCTGCCTGACGGGATGTAACAACAGCAACACGTCGGTTGTCTGTGATGAGTTTGCAGATCTCTTTCTGGTATTCATACATTTTGATAGGGATTAACCCGTGATCAACATGCACGATTTGAATATACTTCTCAGCAAAATATATAGGATCCTCAGCACACTTCATGTACTCTTTTATCCTTTTCTTGGTCCAATTAAATTTTGTACCTTTACGTTCTAATTGGGGGTTTCCGAGATACCCTTTATCTTCAGGCATTACTTTATTTCTTCAATA